CCTCGATGGTGGCGGCTTGCATGAAGTCGCCTTGAGAGTCGGGGACCATTGGCGAGTACACCTCGCCGTAAACGAGGTGCCGTTCGTCCTCGAACTTCGAGAACTCGACAACGGTATGTCGCGGGTTTGTGTCCATGGGCTGAGAAGTTACTGCCACCAAGATTGCTTTACAACTTGCACTCAAGTGCAGGGGTGCACGCGAGTGCAGAATCTCAGCCGAACAGGGAGGGGAATATCTTCTTCAGGAGGTCTTCCGCCGCCTTTCGATCCAGACTCGGGAGGTCGTCCGTGGGGTCCTCTTGCCGGGTGCGGTCCTTGTTCTCCCCGATCTGGAACATCAAGTCCGTTGCCGCCGTGGCGGACGCCCCCCCTTCCGAGAGGGAGCGGCCCGATGCCACTTCCACCGTACCCAGCGTTTGCAGCCCGGACTCCACAGGGGTACTCGGCACGGAGACATCCCCGACCGAAGTGGCGATCCCCCGGCACATGGGGTGGTACGGGGGAAGTTGCATCCCGTTGGCTTGCAGGTCCGAACTGGACATCTTCCCAAGCCGCTCCACATTGGCCCGGGACTGACTCGGCCAGGGGGCAATCTGCCGGAGGTCGTTTGGGTCCTGCCTAGAGAGCATGGACGTGGCGTGGGTGAGCGCGTCATTCACCGGGAAGACCCGCCCATCCATGGACTGGCACACCGGGCAGGTCCGTGAGTCGAGAATCTCGCTGACTGCGTATTCGGCGATGCCACTGAGGGCAGCTTCCCCGAGGAACCCGAAGCTGGACAAGCGGGACACGTACATGCTGGAGGCCACATCCACGTAGGACTTGCCCCCCACCTGAATCACGGTCCGGAGGGCCATGCTCTCCGCCTTCTCCAGTGTCTCGGACTCCAATGCCTCTCGCTTACGATCTTCGATGATTCCATGGGCTTGAGTCTGGAGGGCGGGCTGGGCATTCAAAACCAGAAGGGTTTCGATCTGCGTAAGCGCCGTCTCCAGAATCTCCACCGGGGGACGGTCCGCCATGGAGCTGTTCTCGGACCCCGAGATGCGAGAGGCCCCCAGCAGGATGGAAGCCAGGCCGATCACCTGCACGTGCTTGCGGGCTTTGCCCACAGCGGTCTCGAAGCTGATCTGCTCAGCAAGGTCGTGCGCGTCGTCCCACTTCTCTTTGTCCACGGCGGTCTGGAGACGCTTGAGCAGACTGCTCTGGTTCTCCAGCCAACCGTCGAGGACCCGATCTACGAGCGACCGCTCCAGATCAAGGAAGGCTTCATGCGTGATCGTGGTCAAGGCACTCACCCGCCCGAGTCAGGAGCGCGCTGGTCCCCGCGAGGTCCGAGGGGTCCTTGACCATCCGCGTGCCCACGTAGTTAGAGAACAGATTCCGAACCTCCGGGGTCATGGTCTTGATGATGCCCCGCATGGCTCCGACTTCATCATCGGTGAAGTCCTTGTATCCAGAGAGGTACCCAGACCAGTCGTTGGCCAGCTCCGTGAGGAGCCACCCGTCCATCTTGCGGATTCTCCCGTTTTCGGACGCTTCGATGGTGGTGTCCCCGCCGTCTGGAACGCCCTCGTCGTCCTCTTCGCCGTTGCCCCCGGTGGGGTTGTCCGGGTCCGGCTTCGGCTCGCCTAGGAGGCGGTTGACGGCTTCCTTGACGGCGTCCTGATTCTCTTCTCCTGACTCGTCCAACGCGAGAGACAGCCCTGACACCTCGTTCATGGCAGCAAGGCGAGAATCCTTGGTCGCCACACCCTGAGAAAGCCCCAGTACCTTGATCTGGTTCTCCACGTCGGTGACCGACAGGGGCAGGGACCGGAGCTTGAGACCCGGGGCGAGTTCCTTCATCACGCTGAGGTTGATGATTTCATCGAACTCGTCTCGCTCTGGGGCAAACACCTGCGCCTCCGCCACCATGTAGCTGGCCTTGGCGGTGTTCCCCTGCATCGCCACGCAGCCGTTCCTGCGGGTCACGAACACCCCGGAAGGCACGGAGAAACACCAGACCTTCCCGGTGTACAAAACTCGACTGCGGTTCTCCGCCCGGACACGGTAGGCCCCCCGATCTGACATCAGAACGCGGTGCAGCAGGGGGCGCCCGTAGGTTCCCGGGCGATCTTCCCGGATATTGGCCCGATACCCGAGCTTCAAGGCGATTTCCTGCACCTGATCTGCCAACTTGCTGGAGATGGTCGAATACGCCATCGACGTGCGCCCCTTCCTCGAATCAGCGGTGCCGTCTCCGCACACGAGTGCAGAAAGCAGGAGGGCACTATTCCTCGCCATTGATGATCTCCTCTAGACGCTCGAACCGCTTTCGCGTAGCCCGGTTGACCAGACGTTCCATCGACTCTGGCCGTCCGTCGAGGA